GCTACTGCTTTAGCATTCTCAATCTCATACTTAAGATCCTGTTGCCTTGCTTTTGCAAAATCCCTGCGGTTTTCAGTCTCAAGCTTGTAGTTCGTTTCCCTACTTTTTTCTTCACTACTATGTGCAAATTGCATTGCACGTAGATAGACTTGCTCCTGCTGTGCTTTGAGGTCACGTGCAGCATTCATGCCTTTGATTTGTCTAGCAGCTTCCTTTTCAATTTTTGCTGATTGATCTACTGCTTTTGAACGCCTGGCATTAAAGTCGCCAGGCTTTGCCATTACTTTGTATTGACTCATAATTACACGTTGAAAGCACTGCTATAACTCATACCTGATGTCATCGGTGATATATTATTAAATCCACTGGGTGCCGACGTTAGGTTTCCAACAACAGAACCAATACCACTGAACAAGCCTGAACTGTTTAAGCTGCTACTTAATCCTTGGTTATACATATTCGTTGGTGCGTTTTGGAACATAGACAAAGGACTGGTGTTCTCTGCATAACCTCCACCACCACTAAACATTCCTGCTTTAGCAAAGCTTTGGATTGCCCCCATAGCTTGCGGAATAACTGACTGTGCAAATGACGGCTGTGCTCCGATTGCAACATTCGCACCTTTCTTCGGCTTAGGCGGTCTCTTCGGCTCGTAGATGTCTTGATATTCAGGAGTAGGTAGTGCTACAGGTTTAGGCATAGGTGGTGTCATCTCAGGTCTCATGTGGATTGATGCCTCTGCTCTTCTATTTGCATCTAACAACTGGAATTCAATATTTTCCCTAGCCATTTTGTCCTGTACATTCAGATTTGCTACTGTTGCAGCAAGTCTTGCATTGTCTAATATCAATTGATTTGACATTGCTTCAGCCTGAATATTGACAGCATCAATAGACATATTGATATCTTTCAGGCCAAACATCAGTTGCTCCGCAATGGCAGCCTCGTTTGCTCCAGATTCAGCCATAGCGGCTTGTACTGCCTTTGCATTAGATCTGCCAGGCCCTCTTGCTTCTGCTGCACTACTTGCTTTTAGACCTTCTAGTCTCGAAGCTTGTGTTTCAAATGCAGACTTAGCTTTTATCGTCTTTCTTTGATTAACGAGCATACCTCGTTGATTTTCAAAGCCTGCTGTTTTTAATGCATAATCTATCAATGTTTGTTTTTTGTCAAACATCAATCCGCGCATCATCTCGTCTCTATGACGATCCTGCTGCTGAACGGCAAAGTTACTTGCCATTTCGTTGAATGAGATCTGCTCATTAGCAGCATCTATTGATGCTTCATATGCTCGGTTAGCCTGATTAAACTCATAATCACGGATTGCCATCGCGTGATCATAGTTATTCTCATTTATCTGCTCTTGATATTCCCTTTGCTCTCTGTCATTTCGTTTACGTATAGCAAGACCATCTTTTTCATATTCATATTTATCTCTGGCTTCTTTCCAGTTATACTTCCAGACAGACCTATTGTATTTGTGGGTTTTTCTAGTTACCTTCCTTTGATCACGACTAGCCTTTTTTTTTGCTTTTTTCTTACTGCTGCCGCCCAATACTCCACTGACAAGTCCTAGACCGGCACCGATTACAGCGCCGACAGGACCACCACCAGCCGCGCCTTGGGCCGCTGGTGCTAATACAGCACCAATGCCTGCACCTGCCCCAGCACCTCCTAAGGCTCCACCTATTGCGTCTCCAATCATGCTCAGACCCTCCTATAGAAACGGGGCGTATAGTTTCCTTCCCACATCATTGCGTTAAGTGCAACGGGGAATGGTGTGTTGTTAAACATCCTCAATTTAAAATTCTCAGTTCGTTGATGAATAGGTATGGAAAATATCGTCTCGTTATCTAGGGGGACATCATTGGCTAAGTAGTCATTAGCTTGAATCACAGCTGTGGTACTAAACCACTCTTCAATTACAAACGACACCTTTGCATTATTAGCAGGTGCACTGTTCATAACGATGGTAGTATCGTTAGTAAAACTGAACGCAGTAGTAGCGATTCCATCTACCAGGACTTTTACATCTGATCTGTCTTGATAATCAAGATCTCTTTTGTTAAAGACAAAATTAGTAGTTGTTCCGTCTCCAGTGAACTCAACTCGATATGGCTCCCTGCCTTTCTGTTTGACTTTAAAATTCATAGCACCTGACAAGCCAACAGAAAAATTCATGCGAGCAACAGTCAGTGTTGCTGTGAAGTCAGTTTCCTTAGGGTCAGGTCTGTAATATGTTGTTGGTAGATGTACATCAAAGTTATATTTAAAACCTACAATTACATCACTAGCTACGCTTGTAAGATTTTTTTTCGGTACAATAAAATAAGGACCTGTGCCGTCACTGTTTCGTTCTGGTGTAATCGTAAATCCAGACTCCACAAAAGTACCTGTACTTGTATTGCCCTTAATAAGCAATACTGGCGTCAGTTCTGATACATCGTTGTACGGTAGATAGCACTTCGATAATTCGTTTGCTGCGTCATACACAACGCTAGAAGCTGTGGCATATAAATCAATTGATGGATTAACCTTAATCCCTTGATTATTGACAATAATGGCCTGCTCAGGACTTTGACTTAAAGCAGCTTTAGATAAGATAACTTGATTGCCCTGTTTTGTCACGGCATACATTTCATCAGATTCGATTGCAATGAATTGGGTATGTCCCGGCATATACCATTTAACCCATGCCTGCATCAAATTCTCCTGTCCATCGCTGTAGTACCTGAATACATACACTTCGTTAGACGATTGTTCAGCCAATGCAATCATCGAGTTTTGTGGACTTGATACGATTTGATCTATAGACGGAGAGATCCATTCTTTCACCACTCGGGATAGATCGATTACTTGGGGGTTCTCTTGCTGTCCTCTCGTAGTCATGCTGAATACACGTGAGTATCCAGGAGTCTTTGTAATGAAGTTAATCTGTGTGCCTACGTCTACAGGTGGAATTTTTTCATCTACTTCGTAATTAGAAATAGCACGAATAGTTGCATCGTTTGGTGTCAGTACACCACTATCAGAAAACAATACAAACTGCTGTCTTGCAGAAAATAGCAATACACCCTGAGCTGTCGGAAGAACTGAATTCAGCCTTGTCGGCAGGATAGATGAGCAACTTAGATCAATCGGATCTGAATCAACAATAGTCTGTGCAGTCTTAAAGTAAAAATTTAATTGATCTCCAGAACGACTCATTGAAACATTGTCATCTGACAAGAATCCCAGCCTGTTGTTACTGAAGAATGCTGCTTGGATCTTTGATCCTACAAAGCTTGGATGTGAGTTTGTGTCGTTATCCCCTACTAAACGATTATCGTATGCAACCTCTTGAAAACTAAATGTGTTTGTTGCTGTGTTTACAAGCTCATGTGGCATTGTGGATTTATTGAATCCAGCTGAAGCATGCGGAGCTAGAGTCTCTTCCCAATATCCAACACCCATTGAGTTATTTTCGGCAACAAACTTTGCAAAATAATCATCTAGTAAGTTTTCACTATTTACAATCTTGACCGTATGCCCATGGAACGAAGTCTTAGGCAGCTGGCTGATGTTATCTACTTCGTTCTGGAAGCTAGTAACTGCATCGTTTCCGCCGCCGCCTCTTGCCTGCAATGTAAATGATGTTGGAGTTCCACCAACCGTGCGAGTGATATGTATGCTTACATTTCCTTTTTTCTGTACGTCCCAAGTTCCACTGAAGTTAGTGTTACCAGCATTAGCCTGAGCTATAATTGTATTATTTATTGCCTCTTTAATATTATGGCCTGACTTATCTTCTAGGATATCGTCAAAAGTAAAATCACTTGAGTGAGACGTTACCGTTATATTTATTCCTTGTAGCGTGATTTTATATGCGGTACTTGCAGCTGCTGTTTGCAAAACAATTGTGCCTTGTGTGGCAACTAAATATGACGGTACTGTTTGTTCCGTTACTGTTACCGAGTTATTGACAATAATAGTCGTATCTTCAACAGTAAGAAGTTTATAATTATCTCTGCTTCCTGTTAGATAGTTCTGGGCGTTTGCATTATAATTAACGGTACATACAACACCTGTTACTGCGTTCCATACATAGATATTGCTGCCTTTAATGCAGCCAATATATTCATTGTTGTCGTCATCTCTGTTGATGTAGAACCACTTAGCATTGTCGTAAGTAGATCCTGTCCCTAGGTTTACAATATGCTTAAAGCCAGGTCTTTTTGTGAGTCCATAGGTAGCATCGGGAAATCCGTTGTAGCACTCACGGACCTGACCGGGGAGCATTTTGTCATCTGATTGTTTTGATACTCCACCAAGATAGTTAGAGATCCGTTGAGTTACTGCAGCCATTTATCGATAAAGTGCGTTGTATGGTTGGTAGCCTTTGTAGTTATTAGTCTTTCCAGGATGACCAAAGAACGTATAGTCACCTTGGTTACATTCATATTCCATAGCATTAGCTCTGCTAAGAGCTTCTTTCTGTTGAAGCATGGAGTATTGATTTGAATCACCAACGATCCGACTAGATACAATTGATGCAGCTCTGTTTGTAATTAAATCTGCAATTGGGGTTGGGATGTCTACCCAATCGAACAGCCACACAATGTCACAGTCAACATTATTGTCAAAAGTGTAAGTATGTTCTGCTTTATCGTAGAGCTTACCGTCTCGTCTAATTACATCTTTGCCGACGTTAGTACCGTCTTGTGAAAGATCAATCTGCAGAACATTGTTTGGAATAGTGATGTTCTTATTTGTATCAGGAGTCATTTCGTAGTGCGACTCCTTATTGAATGTCCATCCCTCAGCCTGTACTTCCCGTGAGACTTCGAGCAAAGTCTGATAGGCAATCGCAACGTCCGGGTTGGTTTGATCAAGGGTAGTCACAGGCGCTTGACCACATGACTGCAGGATTTGGTTGACAGCAGGTAACTCTTTTTGAGCGTTAGTGGTAGGAAAAGCCATATAATTAAAAAAAAGGGACCCCGAAGGATCCCCATAAAGTGTATAAAATCAGAAGACGGAAGGAGCAGAAGCACCCACATACAGCTCAACAGCTGCAGCAGGGTTCAGGTAGTCCGCCCCCATGGCCAAGCGCCCCAGGATTACGTCTCCCTGGTAAATCACGGACACATCTCCGCTGGTGACTTGGACTTGAGGACCGATTGCCTCAACACAACCAGCAGCTTCGCGCTGGAAGATAAGACCAGCAGACACTGCACCGAATTCAGTAGCAGTACCGTAGTCATTGTTGATACCAGTAGAAGCACCGGAAGCATCTTCCAGGGTAGGTCCGATGAAGTCACCGGTATTGCCAGGAGATGTTTGACCAGTAGTGCCGCCGTACTTGGTTCCGTACTTACCCAGGAACGGGATGTTCATGGACTTGTAGATCTTGATACCAGCGATCTCGATGATGCCGTTGCCGCCTTGCAGAGCAGTGCCCTGGGCGTCACGGTTTACGAGTCCGTTGGAACCAACAGCTTGGATCAGTTCGTAGTACTGACGGGGGTTGAGGACAGCCACACGGCCATCACCAGACACACCCTTCTCATCCATAGCAGCAGCTGCGTCATAGAAAGCAGCGACCAATGCGGAAGAAGAGAATGCATCAGATTCGTTGGTAGAAGAACCAACACGGATCTGAGTACCGCCGGGCTCCTCAAAGTTAGTTGCACTAACAGGGGAAGCAGAACGGGCTCCACGTGCAATAGCACGGAAGATCAGACGGTCATATTTTTCAGCCAAGGCATAGCCGATTTTCCGAGAGATCTCAGAACGCAGATCGTAATGAGAAAGAGTCTCATCGAGATCGTATACAAAGGCTGAACTGATTAGCAGATCATCGACCGTAATAGTCTTCTCTGCCACGGGCGGTGCACCATCCGAGTTACCCAAAATTGGGTTGCCGGGGGTGTGATATTCCGCCTGGGTGCGACCTGTATAGATGAACTGCAATGATTTGCCGTTCTTCAAGGTACGCTTCATAACCATGTCGCGGGCGATAGCATTATGCTGGAAGCCTTTAAACATCTCGCCACTGAATAGCTTGAGATATAGGGCGCGACGTTGGTCGACTGTAGGTGTCTGGCCACCGGCCAGATTACTGGCACCAGGGATTACCTGTGGTGCCTTAGGAGAAGTAAGTTGTTGTGCCATTTTAGAGAGTAATTATCATTCAACTCTCAAAGATCTTTGAGTTTTATTTAATTGTATTTGTGGTCTATCCCACCGTCTAGACGGCAGCTGAGGTGTCCGCGTACGGGCTCAGTGCCATAGAGCAGGAGGAGGAGTCGAACCCCCTCTTCACCATCTGCTAGGTGTATTGGTTGTTTTGATGTTTGCTCAACCTTTTTGCTAGTTTTGTCGCTGCTTGTGGCGTGTGCCTACCTGTACGATTTAAGTATCCTTCTATAAAGTTTTGTGCGTAAGAAGCATGTTTTCTCTGGGGTTGCCTTCCTGTGTGTCCTCTCTTATGCATAGAATTTTTAAATTAAATACAGCAAAGGTTTACCCAATGCCAATAGTGAGGAGGGGAATCGAACCCCTCTTTCATCACCAGATCACTTGTTTCGGGTGTATGGAACACCGCGATAGACAAGACGTACTTGACGTTTTGCTTGCATGGTTTCCTCCTTAAGAAGAATGAGAGACCCCGTTCCATGTCATCTCATGTCATGCGTCTAAGGTTGACTCCAAAACCATACGATTGAACTGCATCTCTAGGAACTCAATGTCAATCTGTTCTTGTGGGTGACCACCGGACCATCTTCTTTTGTATTCCCTAAGAGCATCACGGATTATCCGTGCTCCGTTGTCGTCGATTTTGATGTCAAACATAGATGAACGGACGTTTAATTAACCAATGGATGGTGCAGTCAGTGCGACAGGTGTAGTCTCAGCTGATGCCAAATCAAGTGGGAAGTTATGTGCGTTACGTTCGTGCATTACTTCCATACCAAGACCAGCACGATTCAATAGGTCTGCCCACGTATTAACCACTCGACCATCTCGGGTGACGATTGATTGATTGAAGTTAAATCCGTTGAGGTTGAACGCCATGGTGCTGACGCCGAGGGCGGTAAACCAGATCCCCACGACTGGCCATGAAGCCAAGAAGAAGTGGAGACTGCGGCTGTTATTAAAAGAAGCGTACTGAAAAATAAGACGACCAAAATATCCATGTGCAGCTACGATGTTGTATGTCTCTTCCTCTTGCCCAAACTTATACCCATAGTTTTGAGAAACTGTTTCGGTCGTCTCCCTAACCAGGGAACTGGTGACAAGACTGCCATGCATAGCAGAGAACAAAGCCCCACCAAAAACGCCGGCAACACCCAACATATGGAATGGATGCATAAGGATATTATGTTCAGCCTGAAAGACGAACATGTAATTGAACGTACCGGAAATGCCAAGAGGCATGCCGTCTGAAAAACTGCCCTGCCCAAACGGGTAGACAAGGAAAACCGCGGCTGCAGCAGCAACCGGAGCTGAGTATGCAACAAAGATCCAGGGCCTCATTCCCAATCGATAGCTGAGTTCCCACTCCCTACCCATGTAGCAGAAGATGCCAATGAGGAAGTGGAACACGACAAGCTGGTAAGGGCCTCCGTTATAAAGCCATTCGTCCAGCGAACCGGCTTCCCACACTGGGTACATATGTAACCCAATTGCGTTCGAGCTGGGTACGACGGCACCTGAAATAATGTTGTTTCCGTACAGGAGAGATCCTGCAACTGGTTCTCTAATTCCATCGATATCTACGGGTGGTGCGCCAATGAAGGCAATAATGAAACAGGTAGTAGCTGCCAGCAGGGTTGGAATCATAAGGACACCAAACCAGCCGACGTATAGTCGGTTGTTTGTAGAAGTAACCCAAGAGCAAAACTCATCCCAGTTACTTCGTTGTTGTTGTTTAGTTAGTACAGTGGTCATCAAAAGTAATAGTGCATTGTCGTTCTGTAATCAGTAAGTAAGACCATTTAGAGCCTGGCTGGCTAGAGCTAGGGGAGGAATTGCACCTCCCTTATTCTATTTAGCTGTTACTTTTTCTTTGCAGTTTTAGCTGACCGCTTGAAGTTGGCTGCAGTAGGTGCACCCTTGCTTCCAGGCTTTCTCATTTTCTCACCACTGCCAGCAGCAATGCGTTTGCGCTTAGCGTGGATGTTTGCATAAAGTCCAGGTTTAGCCATAACTATTTCTTCTTAGGTGGACGACCTTTCTTCGTTCCGTATGTTCCTTTACCTTGTGGCATTACCAGACTCCAGGGATTAGTTGACCAGTCAGTGCGTATGCACCCAGTGCTGCGATCATGCCAAGCATTGCCAGGCGTCCATTCAGCATCTCTGCTTTTTCGTTGTGAGTTTCAGTAACTTCTTGCATGTACATGGTGGGTTCAGTGGGCCAGATTTGTGTGTCGTTCATCAGAACGTCCACTTGACACCTGCTTTGGTGCCATAGGAACTGGACTCATCGCCAGTCATGAACGAGACCTCTCCGTAGAGATCAACGGATTCCGACAGAGCTACGGAAGCACCGACCTTACCTGACAGTTCCAGCTCAGCATCCATGCCGTCTTCAGAAACGATGGCAGGTCCGCCCTGGATATACCATCCTTCACCTTCGTAACCAACGTGGTTATCGATGACGGTGGAATTATAATCATTACCAGACCAACCAGAATTCGCTTCTACATTAACGTAAGGACCTGCGTAAGCAGCGTTTGCAGCCAGCAGAGTGGCAGGGAGGATTGCAAAAATTTTTTTCATTGTAATTTTGTGGGTTTAAATTAGAAATTTACGTTTGATCTTTCAAGCTTGGCCATGACTTCTTGGCGGTAAGCAGGGTCACGGTCATACCTGGGGTCTTGCATTGCAGCGACAACCTCAGCTTGACTTTTGTATCCCTTATATCCATCGGTTGGAGCCTTACCTTGTACAAGCTTGCCCTCTACTCCAACCGAGTCACCGTACTTATACGACAACGCTTGGATAGCAAAGTATGCAGCGTTCACATCACCTGAATCGATGACTGAATCGAACCTGTCAATCTCACTGCTATCCAAATTTTCATTAGCCCATTGCATCAGTTGTGAGTACTGTTGCTCACCACCAACACTGTTCTTCAGGGCGTTAGCATCATCATTACTAAACTCTTTGTTAGCAACACTGTTGCGATAATCAAGATACATCTTTGCAAGTTCAGCTGGATCAGATTTTGATAGCTCTTGCAATGTGTCTTGATTAAATTCATCGCCTTGAGATTCATCCCAAAGTCGATCGAACAGTGAAGCTGCCTGTTCCTCTACATCTTCTGTATCTTCACTAGCCTCAGGTGTTTCTCCACCTTCACCCAGTTTCTTCTGTAGTTCTAGGTATGCAGCTTCAAGTTCTTGTGCATCTTTATACTTACCTGCAAGCATGGTGTCTTGCTCTTTGGCAATTTCCTCGCCAATCTGCAGCGACTCCTGCTCATCAGAATTAAGTTCTCCCTGTGCATTTTCATCAGGGAGCATTGACATAACTTCTGCCATTTATATTTATTCCATGGGTGGTTGTTGTGCTATATCAGGATTCTTAGATGGATCATTAATTGGTGCTTTCATCGCATCAATCTCCATCTGTGCTGCCTGCATCTGCATCTGTTGTTGCTGTACTGCAGCCTGTTCTTCCTGCACTTCCTGCATAGAACGTACAAGATTCAATACATCGATACCTTGTGCCGCAGCCAATCGTTTAATCACTTCGTCAGTATTGATGAAGTTAGCGATTGCTTCTGGGCCAAGTGTCTGTGCAAGGATTGTCAAGAAAGCACTAAGGCTTTCACGATCCTGTCCACGTCCTAATGCATTGATGCCAGCCACAATGGTTGGCTTGACAATGTTCTTAGGGATCTTTGGAATGTCTCCATTCCTTTGCGCATCACTCAGTTTCTTATTCAGGTACGGAACGAGGAAGTCAACAGTCAACAGGGAGAACAATCCACCCAGCTGTTGCTCTAGTTCCATCTGTGTCATCCGCACCTCTTCAGCAGTAGTGCGTTCAGACTGTCTGATGTTCAGAATTAGGAATGCATCACTGATACGTTGAGACAACGTACCTACCATTTCATATGCTGTACGGAAGTCGGCTGTTTTGCCTACCTGAATGACACCAATGTCATCAGGTCTCCCCTGAATGATTGCTCCGTTACCAGCTGATGCCAGTGTCGAAGGCTTAGTTGTACTGGACGGGCTAACTGTAAACACGACCTTAGCCGCTGCTGCCGATCCTTCTACTAATGCTTGAGATAAACCCTCAAGAGATTTTAGGTCGCCAATAAACTGGCCAACCCTGCCGCGCCCGTAGGCTTCACCATCGACGGTATTGAACCTCAATGCAATCCATGGATTTACATCAACAGGTGCTTTACCTTGTGAGCCTTTAACTGTTTGACCGTTGACTTCCTGATGCCAAATAAACCTGTTGTTGTCTCGCTTGATATGCGTGTAGACATCAACATCGTCACCATAGTCACCTTCGTCATCAACACGGTTAGGCTCTAGTTGTTCTTTAGGTAGCTGACTTTCTATCAGCTCTTTAGCAATTCGTTCCTTTGTGACTATTTCAATCACTTGACCGTTCCCATCTCGATCCACTACGTAGCGGTTCAGAGGATATACCTTGATGCCTTTCTTGCTCATGAACACAAGTGCATTACCTGCCACAACTAAGTGAAGCAATGCCTGGTGTACAGCTACTCGATCATCTGATGCAGAGATAGATTCCAGAATAATTCTTTCGATCTTTGCAAATGCAAGATCTAATTCCGACTTCATCTCAGGTGCAAAGTTCTCACCGAGTTGACTTTCGTCTAGCTGTAGTTTGAAGAAACTTGTTTGTACAGGTAGCAAGGCAAGCATAAGCTTACTTGCCAATGTGACACATGCCTTAGCACCTACCGATTGGTAAGGTGTCTTCAGCTGTTTCATACCTGAGATATGTTCTTCATGTCCTTTAATCAAATAAGGCAGGGTAAGCTCTGATGCTTGCCGTGCTTCTTCTAGAAATTGAGAACGATCGCTTGATAAATAATCATACCTTATACGTGCGCTCATTATTAGATGTTAATTGCTGAACTTTTAATCCTCATACCTCTATCGTTGATTCGATCCATGTTCCTATTAGCAAAGACATTCTTCTTTTTCCTTATTGGTTTACCAGTAGCAAATCTCACGCCCATCACACGTGATCTTCGCAATGGATCAGTGTTAGGTCTGCTCAGCATATGATGCAGTCGATCCTCTAGTGATCCAAGTTTTTCTGCATATCCCCTCTCATTCTCAGCCATTTGTCTTTCAAAATCACTTTGATAAGTTTGTAGTGCTCGCTCGTAATCAAATGGCTCTTCAGGCTCAGGTTCGGGTTCAGGAGCAGGAGCAGGAGCAGGAGGAGCTGCTCTGATCTGTGCAATATCTTTTGCACTGTCGATGTTTCTGATGCCCAGACGTTGGGCTGTTTCCATAGCACTAGTTACTTGACCAGCATCTTTTGCGCTATCGAAATTTCTAATCCCCAGTAACTTAGCAGTCTGTTGTGCAGCAGCGATCCTGTTTAGATCATTCCTACTATTAAGATTTCTAATGCCAATGAGTTCGGCAATACGTTTTTGTTCTTTTGTGAAATTCATCTATTTTCTTCCATGTATTTAATGACCCACTCAACAACATTACGTTGGCCAGCACGAAACATAATCTTTTCGATTGAGTCGTCCGGGGATGGATTTACTGGTGGAAAACTTTCTTCTAGTTGATACACTAGACCTCGGGATTGCATCCCGTATGTTTCAAGCGTATTGAGGGAGATTGACATTACTATGCTCGAAGAATGCTGGCATCCGTGCTGCTCTGGTATCGGAAAGCTCTGGAGCCTTACCTTCATACATTAAGCGGTCACTGGAATCCAGCCAAAATTTTTTGTTCAAATATTTATCGGTTGATTGACCGAGAGGTTGCATCACCCAGTTGATAGTAGCCTTGCGGAGTTTGTCCAAGCTAGGTGAGATGTTGAGACCAAGTTCACGACAGACAATACTATTAGCCGCTACGTGAATTTGTTCATCTCTGGAAATATCTGCACTTACGGTTCGCATTCCTGCGTCACCATTAAAGCGAAAGAATGGTAGAAGAACGAAGAATATTGCACGCTCGGCAACCATCGCTTTGAGGACCGTATGATCCGGATGCGATGTCCAAGCATCGCGTAGCCGTAGCGCTTCAGCCTCAGCTTTTTCATCAACCCCGTAAGCATTGGCAATGTAACCAAGTGCCACATCATGGTTTTCTTCGTCCCTGACGTTTGACTCCAAAAGTTCCCGCGATAGCGTTGGTACGTCGGTATCCAGTCCATCACGAATAAAGTCTCCAACGGGAAGTTCCATATGCCGCATGGCGAGTGCGCGGTAAATCGTTTCGTTTGCCCCGTCTTTGCACATACCAGCTGTTGTTTGAACTGGTGTCCATTTCCTCTTTCGGGTTAGTAGTTTTTGATAAGGGTTCATTCTTGACAATCACATTGTGGTTCATCTTTTAATAGGTCTTCCAAATAACTGTCTACATCAGCTTCATCTAGTGCAGCGTATGCACTTGACTTATCTTGGGTGTTACCCATGACTTGCAGACTGTAGTAAAGACTTGTTTGCGGGGACCGAAGCCACTCTTCGACGAACGTATTGTCGTAGGTCACAACATCACTCCAAGAGTTAAAGCTGTATCCATGAAGAAGCCCTGTGTTGTCGAACATCACCATCAGATTGTTAGCAACACGTGTGTACGCACGCCATCCAACTTCTGAGGCAACCTCTACTTCACCGTAATTGTATGTTTGTACTCCAAAAGTACTGCTGTCGCGATCGACTGTCTGCGAGATAGGCGGAGCGATTTCTGGTGTGCAAGTATAGCCATCCAAATCCACGCTTCTGTAACTGCAGCTGGCGGTTGGTGCGATAGCAAAGGCTCGAACCATTCCATTAGCGCGAGCAATTTCGGCTGCTGCGTTAATGCCAGATGCAAATTGTGAGGCGAGTTCATAGGCAGGTGTTCGGATGGTTTCACCAGTGTTGTATTGCTCCAGTGCTTCTCCAAACTGTGCATAAGTTACGCCGTACCGCCGTAGGAGATTTGCGAGTCCAAGTACTCCCAGTCCGACTTGTCGATCGGACTCGGAAGGGAGGTACTCCCCTGAATCGCCAACGCCAGTTCGACCATGGAGTTCGCACAGCTGGGACATCCCTTGAGTAAAAGCTCTCGGAATGTCGTCAAATTCACAGGCACCGAGATTGACATGCTGAAGCAGGCACGTTCCTCGGCTGGGCAAGTACACTTCAAGACATACGTTGCCGCGAATTCGTTTTCCATTTTCGTCATACTTAACTTTGTTTAGCCAGATGTCTCCTGATTTAATTCCGTGCAGGAGTTCTTCTTTAAACGCACACCCCTCCCACCATTCGGGGGTGATGTTGATGCATCGTTTAATCCACGGTAGTTCGGCTCTAGGAGTAGTAATAAACTCAAGAGCATCAGGGTGGGATAGATCAAGATGACATACAATCGCACCGTTTTTATAAACGCCACCACGCCTAAGGATTTCATTCAACGTCGAGTAGATTTTTGCGAAAGATATTGGACCTGACGCCACAAGTCCCTTTCCATTTTCTGCTCCTTTGGGTCGCAGTTTCGACAGGTGGATCGCGCAGCCTGCTCCATATCGCAGAGCATGACTAGCAAATTTCCAGCTAGCTTCGATTCCATTTGGTCCTTCCATTTCGTCTTCAACGACGAACACAGTACATGAAACTGGAAGCCGTGACTCAGGATTGTCGAGCCACGATTGAACACGTCCAGTACGTGAGATTAGCGAGGTGGTCATTTATTAAATAAGATCAGTAAGTGTTGGTTCTTTGTACTTTGGTCCTTTCAGAACCTTGCCATCAGCTCTGTAGATAGGCTTACCGTCTTCTCCAAGCTTCGACATATTTGATTCGTGGATACGATGCATAGCTTCATCGAGATCCCATTCCTGACTAGCTGCCATTTGATAACAGACGTATACCAAATCAGCTAGTTCTTTCAGCTGCTCCTCTTCTGCCTTGAAGTAATAAGCCTCATGGAATTCACTCCACTCCTCATCGATCAGTGCTTTTTGTACTGATTTCTGACTCCTCCCTGTCGTCAGAGAGTAGGCTGCGCGGAATTGCTCCGCCTGATCCATCAGGGATGTGTGAATGTAGGAGTTCATTTTCAAGATAGTGGATAGCTTTCTTAAGGTCGTTAGCCTTTGTGTTATTACTTTTGAAACCGGCTCTGCAAATATATTTAATAGCACAGCCAAGGTGATAGTTTAGTTCCCAGTCTCGGATTGCATCCCAGCATTCGATTGATCCTCGGGTGTAATAGTCGGGTGAAAAATGGGCCATTGTTGTACGAGATTACTAACGGTGTTTGATAGGACATAGTTTTGTCGCTGCAATGCCATGAAGACAGTAATCAAGTCTTCACGTTCTGCTTTAGGTAGAAGGTCATCCAACCTTCTCATCTTGAACTCCTGCTCCATCGTCAACTTTGTAACCGGGGGCGGGGGTCCAATGAATGACCTGTCTATTGGTTGAGTCATAGTCATCGCATGTAAGGATTCGTGCCAGACGTGCATTCATTAGTGCTACCTCTTCGTCAAGCTCTTTCTTTGCAAAGGCTTTGACAACTGTTTCCCAGCTGTATCCATCCTCTTCAAATAATGCAACTGCACGCTTGATTCCAATGCCAGGCACTCCGCTGTAACCATCTGTTTGGTCGCCAGCTAGTGTTTGAATCAGGTGCCAACGTGCACCCTCTTCTGGTGTGATATGAAGTGTCTCTTCCATGTTAAATACATAGCCAGGAATCTGTTTCATATCTTTGTCCGGACTGACAATAATGTTGCCCGGTTTTTCTGTTGCGTAGATACCCATGGCATCGTCAGCTTCTAGTTCAGGTATACGAATCACCTCGTAGTGATTACTTAGTTCTGATATAACGCGCCTGTATCCACAGGGCTTCTTTCTATTTCGATGACCTTTGTAATCTGGGTAAATTTTTTTCCTGAAATTTTTAGAGTCGCTAAAGAACAGTATTGGATCAGGTACGTCCCAAAGGTACATTCCTTTGATCTTGTTCAGTTCTTTGATGACATGTCCATATGCTTCGCTGAACTTACTGACTACTGTAATTACGTCATCACCCCAGTTAATTTCATCTTCAGCTCCTGCACACGCTTTATAAACAATATAGTCAGCGTCAATGAGTAGTTTTGTCAATGTACCTCCGACCAGTCTTTCCCTTGTTTTGCCTCAGCTGCGATTGGTACTCTGAGGTTGTAATATTCTCCAGCTTCTGCAGCTGCAAGTACCAGGGATGCTGATAGGTCATCTGCGTCGCCTGGGTGGCATTCAAATTGTAATTCGTCATGTATAAATGCAAGCTGTGACGCACACAGCTTTAGTTGTTTTAGATGATTGTGAACGATGACCATTTGCCTCTTCGCGACTATGCCAGCCGATGACTGAAGCAAATAGTTCAATGCTTTGTGAGGACTCTCTACTTTGATGTGTCGTCCATCTATAGACTTGATATAGCCCTCCTTGCTCTTCTCTTTGATTGCCTCCAGAAGTTCCGCAAGTCCATCAATCGCAGAAACAAATGCTTCTCTAATTTCCTTACCCTTCTTCTTAGCCTGTGCACTGGTTAGAAGGGGGTCGTAGGAATATCCAATTTTTTCGTTGCCGGCCCCATAGATGAAGGCATAGGTAATAGTTTTGATTTGTCGTCTGGTAACACCGACTCGATCGGCATTGACTTGATGGATGTCTCCGGTAAGGAGGGTATCTCCAAAGTCGGAACTCCAACGTCCAAGATAGTGTGCGAGCATCCGAAGCTCGATGCCGCTAAGATCGGCACCCACCATAATTTGACCAGGCGTGGCTTGGAATAATTTTCTAAATTCTGGGTCACTTTTTGTCTGTCCTAAATTTGGTTTACGGTGTGCACAACGATGTGTGTTTGTAGCGACAGAGCAGTGATGATGTATCCGGCTAGCACTCGTACATAGCCTGAGCCATGCGTTGGTGCCTTCGGAGATCATCCCCAAGCTCTTCGTAATATCGAGACATTTCAGAAACTCCAAAGCAATCAATGGCCCACCTGATGCAGCCGTCTCCTTCAAGACAATCTCGTCGATAATCGGCTTCCCAGTAGGTGTCAGTTGAGTCGGAGTCCAGCCATGAAATGTTTGCAGGATCCATGATATGTGATCTCTAGATGTAGGATTAGTTTCTTTTAGTCTTTGGAATACGGCCCCTTCGACATACCCAGCCGGTTTATTATTTCGTTTTGGAGTAAATTCCGATCCTGCGACGAAAGGGTGCCTGTTGCGTAGTAACTCAACAGTTTCTTCAAGCTCTTTTCTGAGAGTAGATGCAAGTTTCCATGCAGCACGTTGGTCAAAATACCATCCATGTAGTTCTTGTTCAGTTAATATTTGAGCTACTTTGTGCTCAAGTTGTACCCACTCAGGTATTTGTGGAAGTGGTCGCATAGTTTGGTGGTTACTTTTACGTCTTGACAGCAATATATTTCCATTTCGGGAGACCATTCTTGCCAATCTGTTGTCTTGCCGAACTCACCTTTGTATTCACCCAAGCGATACCCATATGCTTCTAAGCTGTGCCTGCCCCACAGTTGTGATGGCATGTAAGCAAAGTTCTGTTCCTTATCGATCCCCATAATGTCTGTGTGATACAGACGTGATAAAAGCAACGTGTCTAGTACAAAAGCTTTAGGGTCAAACCAAGGATAAATCTTTTGGATTACCGGTATGTCGTAACCAATTACGTTGTGTCCGACAATGACATCAGCATCTTCTAGTCTTTGTACTCCTCTGCTAATAGGTTCTTGTGAACCCTGATCGTTGTAAACACATGTTGTATCAGTCTCGCTGTCATAAATAACGAGACAGTGGATTTGGGTAACATCATTTAGAAGACCGTCCGTCTCCAGATCGAATACCAGCATTTTTCCAGATGTATGTTTTATCTACAAACTGTGCTCGTTCAATTGCTTCAGCTGTAGGTGGATTAGGTTTAGAAATCAGATGTTGGGTCGAACTCTTTTTCGATTGCTGTTTCATTAAATTTACAAGTATTTAGGTCGTAGTTCAGTTGGCACGCTTCGCCAACTTCGCCTGAATATCTATTTTTAAGGACGCGCACAGTCGTAGCATTTCGTTCAGGTCCACTCTGTTGATCTCGTTCGAGTGCAATAACTGCGTCACTGAGCTGACCAATGCTTCGACTTCCCCTAAGGCTTCGGAGCTGCACTCTTCCGCCCTCTTCATGTGATTGTCCATTAGGTGGTGTAGTTGTATGACATACAAGAAATAATGCGATGCCAGTTCGCTCCACAAGCGACCTTAGTTTTGTCATGGTGGTGTCTATCATCCGCCGTTCGTCTCCATCGAGACCACTCAACAAGATAGATAAGTGATCTAAGAAGACAACCTTGGTTTCAAGACCAGCTGCCATGTATTCAATGCGATTGTAGATATGGTCAGGGTCATAACTTCCAAAACCATCAAACAGGTGTAGGTTCCAATTCGATATTGTTTTGTCAAAGATTTCTGTTAACTCGCTTCGTTGTTGCTCTCCGATGTGTAGAGATTTTCCAGCGGCGACGGACATGAGTCCGAGAGATGTACGACGCATGGATTCCTCAAGTGCCAAGTAACCGACCCGCTCTCCTTTATCAAGAAGGTGAGCTGCGATTGCACGACAGACGGAGCTTTTTCCGATTCCAGACCCTGCAGTAATTGTAACAAGCTCGCCATACCTGATCCCGTGTAACTTTGTTTGTAATCCTTGAAATGGGTAGTCATGATCTGCTGGTGGTGATGGAGTTGTAATTAAGTCAAGTAGTGTTTTGGCATCGACAATGCCATCAGGTTGGAATTGAGAATGATCGTAATTACATACCTCTCTGATTGCATCTGTATCCCTGGCTTGTAGAGCCTCTGAGGCGTCCTTGTAGTCCTCTAGGAAGCCGATGAATGCCTTGCCAGGTGGTAACACCCCGGCAGCTTCTTTTGCAGCCTTCTGGCCCGCTTCGTCATTATCAAAAAATATAACTACCTTGTCGTAGTAGTTAATCCATTCATAGTTATATTGAACGGCTTTTTTTGCGGCGGCGGCACCATTTGGTATAGAAACAACGTCCCAATTGGGTTGTGCCTCCCACACTGCCATGGCATCCATTTCGCCTTCGACAATGACAAGCTTTTGATCCTTGCTCGTTGTTTTGTGGCGAAAGTTCTGCATTCCGAACAGAGACTTTACTTCGCCTTCACAACGGAATTCTTTGTCCTTTGTTCTTACTTTTGCTCCGACAGCCTTTCCAGTGCTGTCGAAATAATAGTGGCGTAGGATCTCTCCGTCTGTGTAGCTTTTGAACTGTTCACAGGTTCGTTCTGAGATTCCTCTTGATTGCAGCCGTCTGGCTGATCCTTCCAGTTGAACATTGTGCACGTGATGATTGTGAGTGGTTACATTGCCATTTGTTCTTGTATGGCATCTAAAACAAAAGGTGTGGCCATCTGAGTACAAGCTATTTGCATCCGATGAGCCACACGCTGGACATGGAATATGTTCTACAAACTCATTTTCTTGCTCATTCATTACTGAAATAGCGATATGTAATTTCCGGATGTTCTTTTTTGTATTGTTGAATAAACTGTTGGTGATCTAAAGCCCACTCATAGGCTCTCCATTCAAGATCAGCTGCTTCCTGACGGGTTTCCTTATCACTAAATATTTCAGATAAGTCATTACTCCGAGTAGTCCATAACTTATGAAATTCTTCAATTACCTCATACGCTCTGTCAGGGTTGTGTTCTTTCAAAAGGTCAAGGTTGGTCATTTTAGATGAACCATTCGATTGGTATGTTTGCGAACGATGTCCAAGGTATGTTTAGCTTATCGCAGTACTTTGCATAAGTTGTCTTGGACTTTTTTGAGATAGTGTTATATGGGGCTTGAAACACCATGCGTATATCAAGCTCAGGGTTCTGTTGTTTAACTGCTTTAATCTTGCGGCGATCATCACTGTCCCAGTACCCCTTGCATTCCAGGTAAATGCCTGAGGGAAGCAAGAAGTCTGGGGTGTAGTTATGCATAATCACATAAGGAATCTTGGTAGGTTCATACTCATATTTGACTCCTAAGTTTACCATTAGATCAGCAACCCTCTCTTCAAGGGCTGATCGAAATGCCATTAGAAGTCAGAGTCTGGTTCTACTTCCTCATCAGTCACCACGTTCGGTTCAGACACTTTGAACCCGCTTGTCGTACCGAACAGTGCAGCCACATCTTCATCATTCATGTCACCGACATCAACGCCAGCACTAGATGACACAGTGACAATCTGAATACCTTTAAGCTTCAGACTTGTTCCGTAGGTAACTCCATCCCGAAGGACGTATGGCTTTTGGTAAAAGGCTAGCTTTACTGTTGAGCCGCTGTAAACAGGAGTACGCTCATCAGTAATAACGGTTCCCTCAGTATCAACAACAGGTGGACGTGTTTCTGCATTCCAGCTGAATTTAACTCGATACTTACCATCTGAAACTTCCTCCCATGGTTCGGGCTTCAAGCTACTGCGCTTAGGGTTCTTGAGTTTTGACTCAGCCCATTTCAGCGTTTCAATTCGATCGTCTTCTAGTTTGTCGATAATATCTTGATCAACAATAGCGGCTAGGGAATAACCGTACTTAGAAGGGGCCAGTACAGCTTGATATCCATCAAGGATGACGGGCTGTTCAGTTACAAATGTGTTTCGTGACATTAACAAAAAAAGTATGTGGATTCAATTACTGACTCAGGTTCTAGTGTGTCAATAATCGGTGGTTCTGTTTCTGCACCTATTTGTTTTGCCCAAGACGTTAGATAATCTTGTTCAGCAAATAAATGCATGTATGTTTCCCTGACTAACTCTGACAGGATTGACATATCAGTTGCACGACACAAGACAGAATCATGTATCAATGCAATCGGTGCATTAAATCGTATTGCAGATAGGTGGAGGAGACTTGCATCCAGCGAATGAATTAAATTCGGAGCTGTTGCATTCTTGTGGTGTGATTTGTCTACCTCTTCACTATCTGTTGTAGCTACTTTGATTTGACATCTACCAAGCAATTGTAACTCAATTGTTTCTAATTGCGGCTTCATTAGCCGTTGAGTAACAATAAACCCAGAAGGTGTTTCCCATTTCAGCTCGTTCAAACCCCTATCGATTGCAGATGAAACTTCCTGTTCGATCCATTTCATCACTTTCATGGGTCCAGGTACGACCTTATCCATTGCATCTCTGACCGCTTTAACTGTGGCAGTTAATACATCCTTCTCAACTTCTACGTCTTTTTCTTTTAACGCATCTCTGATATATCCTCTGTTTGAGAAGGGTTTTGCATTATATGGGACGGTCATAACAACACGTTTCACAGTCTTTCTGTCCATGTAAGGTTGTATTTCCTGTGGACAGTTTGGCTTGGCAGTCTCAGCTACAACAGCATATGCATCTTGTGGTTTGCTGCTTGGTATTACATTAACCAGCTTAGCTGTACTTTTATCTCTAGCTAATCCAGCTAGGATTTGTAGTCCACTGCAAGTTGCATCTACTGCAATACAACTACGTGTGTAATTTCTTTCGCAAACTATACATGTGTAGTAGTATTCTTCTGCTGCACTCAAGAACTGCCAAGGTTCATCAGCTGACTCCCAATCGGATAAGTTACCAATGGGATCAGTGACAACACGTCGGATTAAATTATGATTGTGAAGAGTCCATTCTTGTCTCTCTTCCATAGTGGATTTGTCTAATCCATATGTTGTAGCCACTTGAAAACGTAGCCAACTCTCTGCCTCATGAGTCATAAATGCAGGCTCGTAAAAGCTCAATAAGCTCTTACCAAAGTCTGTATCTTGTGGCGTGAGAAATGCAGGAATTGGGTATGCTCTTCCACGGTAGTCAAAGCTCCAAGGTATAAAAAATTTATCTCTGTCTTTGAACTCTGCTACTGCGTTCATGGTCATTCTTGTACGACATGACCGCTTAAACTGTTGAGCATTGACATTCATCACCTCTGCTGCCCTTCGCCTGTAGTCCATCCGAGAATCATAGTTCTCTGCTATGTCTGCAGGTTTAGGAGGTAGAGGTAACTCAACGACAGGGACAAACTTACCAATAGCTATACCTTTCTCTTGTAATGTCTCTGCGACATCAACAATGAATGGATTTAGTCGGTAAGCAACCTTCTGAATGTGATTCAGAAACTTGATTGGAGTTTCTCCCTGTATAAGGCAGGGATCTGATCTACGCACCATGTCATACCCCTTCATCACTTCGTTTAGGAGGTATCCGCCTTGCTTTTCATGGGTCCAATCGTTTGGCTCAATCAGCATTGGCCAAGCCAAAGGGCTGAAAAGCTCAGCGATGCTCATGATTTCGTCCCTTTTTTCAAGGAACTCAGGCGTTGGATTGACATAGGTGTATGTCTTCCTGCCTTCTCTTCGCAGCTCTCGCTCAAAATACTGACTGGCTACGCAAATGCAGTCCAGCAGCCATCCACCCAGCTTGATTCGATTGGCAATGCCCCAGGGTTTCCAGTGATCCACGTCATGACGGTTCATCATTGTCCTGACGTTCACCACCTTTTGCTCAGTACCGCTGGCTTTGTGCCAGTAGTTCTTTTTGATGGTGTGCAGCAGCCCCGGCACGCTCCGCTCGTAGTGGCGGATCATGCACTCGTCTTCGACTGCTTTACCGATGGAATCCGTTACGTTTTGTAAAAGATTTGCCTTTCGTTTGCTGGAGAAAACCTTGTCGAAAGTGACCTTGCAAGCAATGGCCGCGGCCGCTGATGGCTCGATGTCTGCCAGAAATTGACGGATCTCTGCAAATGCAACGCCCGTCTTTCCCTTTTTGATGCGGTGGTTGGTGTCGTTGATTTTATCCACGACAAGTGGAATCAACTTAGTGATGTAACTCACCCCATACACCGTTGCTGATGCGTAGCTTTTGTCCTGGAGCTTGACGGTGTTGTCTTTGAGCTTCTCAAGTCCTTTCTTGATTTGCTTGCGTTCGAGTGTTACTTGCTCATCGATTTCGGCAGGTGTAGGCATTCAATATTGATGTGCTAGACGCACTAGATTCGTTATTTGCCTCTATCCACAAGTGAATAACACTGCGCTGCAGTGAGTGTGGACTTTTTGTCCTGTATTCATCCACTAGCGGAATGGTAAAAACACGCCTTTTTAAGTCGCGTGCGTCTACCGATTCCGCCATGCCCCCAGGGCAATCTCAGCGTAGCTAGACGTGGATAAAGCCAGGTTGACAGGTGAGGTAGACCTGTTTTCCTGAACCGCTAGACGCAACTAGAGTTGCGACATCAGGCGGTGATCGTGGTCACTGTTCTGACTGTAATAACCCTCCGTCACGGTGATGGAGGAATGTCCAGCCCAGCCTTTGACCTTCATGGATGGCACACCGTCATCGAGTGCCCACGTGATGAAAGAGTTGCGCAACGTCTTCCACATGTGACGATCTGTGACAGTGCGATCCTCACGGTTCATGAGGTTCAGCACCCGTTTCCATCTGCGATGCAGGTTCCACTGGGTGGGAAACTCATCAAACACAATGTCATGGAACCCACGATCTAAGCCTGAGCGGGCTTTAAGCAGGGGAACAAGACGTGGATGAATGGGCACCTCGCGGTAGTTCCGTCCTTTGGTGCGGGTTGCAGATGTACCACCTACAAGCAAGAGGTTGCCCCGCCAGTCGATGTCATCCACATGCAAACGTCTGCATTCAGCTTGACGTAACCCTGAGTAGGCACTTAGCTCGATTGCTTCTGCCATTGCATCGTCGCCACGTTCACGGGCTATCTGAATTAATCGATCAACTTGAGCTTTTGTGTAAAAAGCAGGACGACGCTTCTCAGTCTCTTTGAGTTTCTCGATGACAGGCACGCCTCTGATGTAGCCACTACGGGCACACAAAGACAAAACCTTTTTGACAGTCGAGATGGCTCGATTCAGTGTTGCAGGTGTGTTGCCTGTGATCTCTTTGATTTCAGCAAGTGTTTCATGCAAAAAATCGTGGTCAATCATTGTGAGTGGTGGATCACCCCAATGTTCTTTTAGTTTGTGAAAGTTGCGTATGTTGTTCTGATTACCAGATGGCAATTCAGATTCACGCCACGTTGGCAATGTCTGCAACGTGTGGTGGAAACCCTCAGAGAATTTAGTAATCTTGTCGGGTTTCACATACTCAGTTGCTGGAATGATTGTGAAGTCCATTCAATTCATTAAGTAAGTCGTTTTTAATACGAACACCTAACGGCGTCAGTCGTAGTTGTAATCTACGTCCGTGAAAAGGGTCTACCTCCTTGGTGATTAGATTGAGTCCTGCAACCTTGTACCTATTTTGCGAACAGAGGTAGTCAACATTCCGACTGCCAGAAGCAACGCTGAGTCCTAGGTCTTGCTCCATCTTTGCCTTGTGGCAATTGTCGTGAGAGCAGACATATAGGAATACTTGCAACGCCTGCAATGGCATGTTCCCTTCTGGTGACAGGGATCGAACAAGTTCAATCGCTTTGAAAATCAGAAGGAAGTTCAGATCTGTAACTGCACCCCTGAGCGGGTCCATGGGCTGTAGGTCTTGGACCTCCCCACTCTAACTCTATTTTCCATAAATGGATAGATAAATTAGTAAAGCATCGCTTATCAATGCCGAGATAGAAATCACCGAAAGAGAGCAGTGTCAAAGGTTGAGATCCTTTTTTAATTGTTCTTTTAAAGAATAAGCCTTAGTACCTACTGGATATTCACCAGCAAGGAACATCTGTTGCACTTGGATATCCGTTTTCACCAGTCTGCGAAAGTCCTCAGCAATGATTTCGTAAACATACTCAGAAACGGTTACTCCCTTTAGTGCACATACACCTTTGAGTAAAGCGTGACACTCGGAAGCCATGTTGAAATTAACTCGTTTCATGGTCCCCAATGAGAATGGTTCTCAGTCTAGGTATCGTCTTGTATCTGCTGCTGCATGATTGTGATGATTTCTTTACAGTGAGGGTGCATTTCTAGTTCGTGTATTAATGTATCGACAAGAAAGTTAAAGGTCCCCCTTGTCATCTTCGTAGTTTCTTGCAAGTCCGTGCTGTGCTTCATGGGTGGTGACGACAAGTTCTAAATTTGGGTTAAGTGCTAGTTGTGCGATCTTTTTGTTGGCAGCTAGTGGTCGCTTATAGACGTATTCCTTGACCTTCTTGTTTTTCTTGTTAGTTGTGCGAATTAAACAGAACACGTCCATGGGCAGTTCCCAGCCACCAACCTTCCATTCCATTACCTCTTCAAAAAGGTGTGTCTCGAACATTTCATCAGGGATGGATTTCCATTTCTTCCAGTTGTTTTTAAAATACGGTTTTTTACCATTCATCGCAGAGTCGAACGTCGAGAAGTTTGCAGTGTTTATCGGTGGATAATTCCAGGGCATTGTATGCAGCTTGCATGGAATCTCGCGCAAGAATGTAGATAGTATCGAAGGCAATGTCTGCATCGTCTTCATTACTCAATGTCACTACATATTCTTGCAGCGGTGATTGTGAAAGCCTATAAGTTGCCACCTGGCTTTCTTCGTCGTGCTGCTCTTGGCTTAGGTTTGGGTTTTTCAATGAAATCCTTTTTAACAAGTTCTTGATAAATAGGTGCCCATTTATGTTCAGGGAAATGATGCAACCAACAGCTGATTGCATTTTTGACGAAGTAATCGTCATCTAATGATTTCGCGTTCATAAACAATACTTTTTCTTGAATTGATTTAGTGATTGTTTACGTGATTGCATAGCACGTGGTTTAAGTTTTCGTTTAGCTTCTTTATTGCTATGATGTTGCCAATTAGGTATGTTCATAAACAATCAGCTGTTTTGTGTTGCAATGCGTGTGAATATTGTCGTGCAATACGTGCATCACGACGCTTTTTGTTCTGTAAGTATGTGATGAATGCTTTGGTCATTTTTTTGCGTAATAACGTTGAGTAATGCGATGGGAACGCTGATAAACAGTTGCCGTAGCAAATAGCCCTACCATTCCAATAATGGCAAGGATGATTGTGGATTCGTTGAATGTCATTTAATGAAGTCGATGAATACGTGTCCCTGTCCGTAGAAACCTTCGTAGTAGTTTTTGGCTTGCTTTGTCATGAACCAATCACGCTCTCGCGTAATTACTTGACGCTTGCCAGTTGAACTTCGATGGATGATGAGATACATGGCTGCGTCCCTGGTGAGTGTGAGCGTCGGATGGAAAAGAAAAAATAACTATCCATTTCTGGATAGTATTAGTATTAAAAAACTAATCAGAAGTTGTTGTGAAAGAAATAAGTTGTATCTTTATATGTGAATGAAAAGAAATCGAAACTGTAGTGAGTATCCCAAACAAGTTGATAATCAATGCAGCCCTCTAAATGTGAGGGAATGTCAGTGCAATTGATTTCAGTTTCGATATACTCAGCAAACTCACATTCTGCACCAGTGTATGCATCAGATTGATACCACAATGCATCGCTTAGTTGTTCAGCTGATGTGATGCCATAATCATCAAGAAGAGACATAAACTCTTCGTATTCGTCAGCATCAAAACCCTCATGGATTCTGTCGTTGATTTCGTCAATCAACAGCTGTGTGTCTTCATCTTTTGCGTCATACCAAGCCTCGAAAGACTCAGTTGCGCGAGGTAAAACAGTTTGAGTCGTCATTGAGTGAATAGAGGTGAAAGGAGTTAAAGCTAAAAAGTATGCGAATGAG